CCCTTCAGGATCGGCCCGGCCAGCATGGAAGCGAGGTTGTACGCGAGCGCCTTCGTAAAGGCCGCAGGGAACATGCCAGGGTTTACCTGGTTGATCGAGTAGCGGCCGATGGCGTCCTCGGCGTTCGACAGAATGCATTGCTGGTTGCCGATGCGCTCAAACTCGAAATTCTTCAGTGCCTCGCGCTCCCAGAGGTAGGGCCGATACTGGTCGATCCACCCGTACTGCTGAAACGCCGGAACATAGCACGGCTTGGGCAGCACGGAGATCACCTGCGAGCAATCGCTAGGCTGGGCGTAGGCGAAGCGCCACTGGTTGAAATAGTCCGTCTGCACGACCGCGAGGTAGGCGCGCTTGGTCGTGAAATTCCACTTGTGCTCTTCCAGCACATCGTTGAGCGCAATCGGGTAGAAGCGCGCGCAGTGCTGCGCCTGTGCCGAGCCCTCGGGAGGGTTCAGGCTAGCAACAGTGGCGGAATCTCCGAGAAAGCTGAGCGCAAGGTTACAAATGTCAACGTCTGTCATGGTTCACCCAAAAAGAAGGCCGGAGCCGAAGCCCCGGCCTGTCAAACCTACTTGCTGTCCTTGGCAGGTTCCTTGGGAGCCTTGGGCTTCTCCTCCACCACCTCTTCCAGACAGTGATGCGGTGGTCCGTTGTACTCGAAAATGCCATCGTCGGGAGTCTTGTAGCCGGCATCTCCGAGATAGCATTCCTTGGTTGCGCGTACCTTCATGGTTCCTCCTTATGCCACGCTGAAGCCAGACGGGCGGGTTACGTTGCGCTCAAGGGTGTTGGACACATACGAATCCAGTGCCCCGGCGGTCATCACCGCAGTGCCGACCCGGGCGACGGTGCGCCAGTAACGGCGCATCCCCGGAGGCGGCTGAATGCGGAAGATGCTCGTGCCGGCAGTCAAGCTCGCCACTGCGATCGCAGCACCGACAGCGACATCGGCAAAGCTGCTGTTGTCGGCGGAGTCTTGGAGTACGCCCTGAAGCGTGGCAGCGCCGCCAGAAGTGAAGGTTGTGGACACGGCCATGTTGACCCACAGGTTTTCACCCGTCTGGCCCGCATCGCCCTGTCCATTCGCGCCGCCAGTGTCGTACACGTTGGTGCTGGCGGTATCTCCGGTAGCGGTCACAGCCTGACCATCGGAGAAGATGAGATTCTTATCAAGCATTCCCATTGTTTCTTGTCCTTTCCGGTCGTTTAGACCACTTGGGCTTCGGTCGAGAGCAGGCGATCCATGGTTAATACCGGAACACCCTGGAACAGCAGCTGGCCGCCACGGATGCCGGTACCCGTTCCCGCAACGCTGCCGGCCGTCACGCGACCGTACTGGTCGAGGCCAGCGGAGAAGCTGAGGGCATTCTGGCTCTTGTCCAGAGCGCCGATGGACAGCATCTCCTTGACGGTGCGGTTGGCAATGAACACAGGCTGACCCATCCCCATGGAAGGGATGCGCGCCAGGGCCTTGATCATCAGCTTGTTGATCCAAGTGGAAGCGGTGATGGCCTGCGTGTTGCTCTGGGATGTCAGGTCGGACACATCGATGTTGGCGATACGTACCGCATAGCGCCAATCCTTCACATGCAGGCCGTACTTCCAGACCCAGCGCTCCATATAGGCACGGTAGCGGTTGTTGCTGGAGTCGAAGGCATCCTGAACGCCAAGATCCTCCTGCTCAAGGCCGGCGCGGGAACCCTTGGGGAAGATGCCGGTTACCGTCTCCGCTCCGAGGACCACCAACCACACAGAAGTGTTGTCGGTGCCGGTGCCGCCGGCGTCGATGATGTTCGCGGACGAGTTCACGGAAGCCGATAGCGAGTTGTACCGCGGCGTCAGGCCGAGAATACCGTCCTTGTTGGTCGACGTGTCGCCATAGATGATCTGCTGGGCGAAGGTCTGGTTCATGGACTCCACGAACGCGATAGCCTCGCTCAGGCGGAAAGCGGCGACGTTGCCATTCAGTTCGGCCAGGTCCTTATCGACCTCGTTGCGGCCTTCCTGCATGGCGCACACATCCTCGATGGTTGCGCGGCCACTCTTGGTCGGCGCAACGCCCTGATAGAAGCGGCGCAACGTGACGGCCGGCAGACCGACACGTACGGCAGCCTTGTGGCCGGTGGGAAGGTTGCCTTCGATGAAGGGAAGGTACTGGATGAGTTCGTTGGACTGGTTCAGCAACTCCGCGACCTTGAAGACGTTGCCGTTCGGGTCGAGTGTCTTTGCCCAGTCAAGCAGGGTCGATTGACCCGGTGCGAGCGTAGCCATAGGTTACTCCTTTTTGGAATTTGGATAGAGGAGATCGGCTGTGTTCTTGGAGAGCACCGGATTCGGCGTTCCAGAAACAAACGTGTCCTCTTTGAGGCTCTGTCCAACCTTGAACAGCATCCGAATCACTTCGGGATGATTGCCAAGGCCGGTCTCGTTCAACAGCGTCTTCAGCTCTGGGCTGGCATAGGTGTCTATGGCCTTCTTGGCCACCGCAAGGTTCTCTTGCAGCTTTGCGCCGCCGAATTCCTTGTCGGTCTTGGAGGCTTCAGCCCATCCCTCCTGAACCGCTTTCACCTGTGCTGCCTGGCGCTCGGCGAGTACCGGGGCCATCTTCTCTACGAGCTTCTGTGCGGCATCCTGCGTGAGGTTGGCTTCCTTCGCCGCCGCCGAAAATGACTCAATCACCGCAGGATCGAATTCCTTACCTTCGGGTGCCTTGAATTCGTACTTCTCAGGCGCACCTTCCGGCTTGGCTTCTTCTGCGGGCTTCGTCGTCTCGGCAGGCTTCTCGCCTTCCTTGCCGGTTTCGCCGCTCGGCTGTTCGGTTGTGGTTGCAGTCTCCGTGCTCGTTAGCAGGGTTTCCGCAGCCGCTTCGGTCGAGGTAGAGCCTTCAGTTGGAGTGGTCGGCTGTTCCGTCGTCTCTGACATGGTTTTGTTCCTTCAACATCGTGGGATAGAGCTCAGGCGTAAGCGTGTGGACCAGATCGAGAATCTTTAGTCCGTAGTTCCGTCCACCCTCGTTGAACGCCATGGTCATGGAGTTCTGGTTGAACGAAATACGGAAGACTCCGGCCTGCTCCAGTAGCCGCCAGATGATTCGGCGGCCACGCTTGGACTGCATGAGCCACTTGAAGTCGTCCTCCTCGTTTTTCTGCTGGACGCGTTTCTCGGCTTCGAAATCAGCCTTATCGCGATCCTGCCCACGGAGGTCTAATGGGTCTCTCACTGCGTGTATCCGCTCACCTGATTGAGTTGGTCATAGGCATTGCTGCCACCATGGACCGGCGTCTGGCCGAGGTTCCTGGCCGTCTTCGACATCTGCTCCTGCACCGCGGCCTGTTGCTGGGCAGCCTGTGCCTTGGCGCGCGCATCGCGTAGCGCCGCAACCTTGTCGTCGCTGACGATGATGGTCGGATCGACGCCGAGAGAATCAGAGTAGCTGTCCGCCCATGCATCCGGGTTGAACTTGTCGATGACTTCCGGCTTCACCTGTGCCACTACCGTCATGGCGCCCACAAAGCGGTCCATGGCATTAGTGCCGACCGCGCGCTGTGCCTGTGCCAGGACAGAGACAAGTTCCACACTCAGTTCCATGCCCTGCAACTCTTGCGGAGGAGGAGGAAGCACACCCTGGTCGAGCATTGCGGCAAAGGTCAGGTCAATCAACGGATGCAGCAGCTCATTGCTCAGGCGTTCCAGCACCGGCCCGAGCATCAGCATCTTCTCTTCCTGACGCGCTGCGACCTCCGTCGCCGTCATCTTGGGATCTTCCATGTTGGAGATCATCAGGAAGAGGTCGGCGAAGAACGTCTGCTGGATGCGCACGCGGATGTCCTGAATGTCACTAAGCAGGTAGTCCAGCCGCAGATTCACGTCAAACAGCGTCTTCACGCCCTGCGGAGAGTTCGCCTGGTCGTAATACGTCACGCCACCGGGCAACCGATCCACATCGCGGTTCTTCAGGCCAGTCGGTACAGCCAGTGGCGGATTCGTTTGGTAATCAATCCCTTGAGCCTTGCGGAGTTGCTCTTGCTGCAACTGCTTGACATCGCCGAGGGCTTCCATGCCTGGCGATGTGCCGTAGATGTCGCCGCCAGCCACTGTCCACCGCGGGACCACTGCCGGGAAGCGATCAAACCCGCTTTCGCGCAGGTACTTCTTGTCGTTGGTGCCCCACTCGAAGTAATAGCTTGCCCATGCCTTGTTCTTCGCATCCTTCTTGCTCGGATCACGGTCCGCCCTGGGCTCGATACAGTGCTGGATCGTAATCCACTGATCCAGACCATTGTTGTCATAAAGTGCGCGGACGGACTGCGAACAGTTCTCGTAACCGAACTCTTTGACGATCGCCGACACCTGCATCTGGAACTGGCGGTAAAGGGTGCAGATATTCCCTTTGGCGTCCGCCGCAAGGCAGTATTCCCCGCAGGTCAGGGGGTACAGGTGGATCACGTTATTGAAGTCTGGCAAAACCACGGCGGCCGAGGTGCCGAACGCTCCCAACTCCTCGTACATCTGGTGCAGCACGCGATAGGTGTTCGATGTCTGGAACACCTTATGCATCAGCTGCGAAACCTCGTCCAACCAAACCTTCACCGGCTGGTACGCATTAAGAGCAGCGTCTGGCGTCTGCAAGCGGAACCACGGCCGTGCTGGCGAAGTGGCACCAGACATCAGCCCAGCACCCAGCGTCTTCAGCGCCCGCGTGCCGGTCGAGTCGTAGATGTTGTTGAACTTCTTGTAACCTTTATCGCGGTCCTGGACGAAAAAACGCCCATTGCTGGGAAGCAGATACGTGCTCAACTCGCGCCACTGCGCAATCCATGAGCTACGCTCCGTCTGCAGGATTCCCCAGCGATTGACCAGTTGCGTGTACTTGTCCATCAGGCACCGAGCAGCGTTGTTCTGCCGAGATTCAGGTTGGTGGTATCGACGCCGCCAGGGCCGGTGAGCATAGTCGAACTCAAGCCATTGCCGACAGTCGCGGCACGCTTTAGGATCGCGGATACATCCGGTGTCGCCTGATTTGCCGCACCCTGCGCAACCTCACTCTTGCGCTCAGTGGAAAGAGCCGCGGCAGTCGCCTGCTGTTGTGCCGTCTTCTGCCGCTTCAAGGATTCCTGCTGCGCGGCGTTCTGGTTATTGCCCTGCACGATGCCATAGGCCAGGCTTCCCGCGCCTATTGCTGCCGAGCCCAATGCCGCGATCGTTCCCAGCGAGATTGCACCGCTCATAGCTAAACTCCTGTCCTGGTCACGACATCGCAATCGCTCTTGCGCGACATCAACCGTTCGAAATCGTCCGTAAACTCGCGCTCGGCCTCGTCTACCGTCTTGGCCTGCGTGGTAAAGATCATCGTGATTGTGGTCCAGTCACGCGTGCGATATGCCTGCTTACGCCACGGCATTCCGGGTAAGACCGCGTAACCTTCGACCGCTACCCACTCATCGCCGACGAGGATGTCAGTCTCCCCGCTCACAATCACCAGCGTGGGAATCTTGATCAGCGCCCCGGTCAGCACGTAGTCGGGCGCAATGCGAATCGTCCGTGCGTACATGCCAGCGTGGAACACATGCTCGGTGCGCAGCGTCTCTTGAGGAACCGCAAGCACAACCTGCTCCAACTTCTGCACCATTCCAAATTGGTCACAGGGCAATAGTGAAGACAGAGTTGGTGCGATCTGCTGTTCGCTCAAGTAACTTCTCCATCCGGCTGCCGGCGGGAGCGATGTACTGCAATGCCATAGAGCCTGAATACTTTGCCGCCCGATGAACCGCCAGTAACAATACGGTCCCAGCGCCCTTACCGCGCCACCGTTTGCCAACAAACAGCGACTCAACCAGTGCGGCCTTGACGCCGTAATGGGGAAGGACGGAGAGGATCACGGAGGCAAAGCCGGCCACCTCTCCGTCCACCTCTACCACGAACACAGCGAGCCGCCCAGCAGCCTGCATCGCTGCGTACATCTCCCACTGAGGTTCGGGCGAGCCTATCAGCGGGTTTCTGCACTCTGCCGCGTATTCCGCGAGCAGGTCTGGATATTGGCGAATCTCCGCATAGTCACATGCGCGCGTACGGGTCATATTCTCTCGGCTTCTGCGTCATGCTGCGGAGGAACTCTTGCTTCCTGTCTGCCTGCGGTAGATCCGGCAGTGCGAAGGTTAGCGCCAGCGCGTCAGCGAAGTCGGGCGAGCGTCCCAAGCGCTTCTTGATCTGATCCTTCGCCTCAATCTGGAACTTGCCACCGTTGAAGAAGTACGTCGGTGCGGTGAGCTCCGTTATCAGCCCCGGCACATTCGGCAGGCTGCCGCCGTTCTTGATCCAGTCCGCCATCTTCATCCACATCTCTGCGCGGATGTTGTAGTAGCGCGGATTGTTCGCGGGCTTGTCGAACTGAACCGCATGAACCGAATCGTGGCCGGCAGTGCGCATCACATCCACCGCACCATGCGCCCAGCCAACCGTATCATCGAAGAACTCTAGCTCCGAGCCCCACTCACCTTTCTTGAACATCACGCGCCCGGCGATGGCCGTGCTCGGGTTGTCGCCTGGCTGCGCTCGCCATTCATCGGGCATAAACGCCACCGAGCCCTGGCGCGGGAAGATCACATTGCGGTCATCTCCGAACCGCGCCACATCGATTCCCAGGCGCTTCTGCGCCCATTCGTACTCATCTGGCCGCGGATGCCTATTCATCGCGGCCTCTACCTCGTCGATGCTCAACAGGGCGTTGATCGATCCCGGTGGAAACTGGCCGAGGATGAATGCCATGACCCATGGGTTGTCGCGTCCATACTTGGCAATGTTCTCGCGAGCCCACTCGATATCTACGCGCGGCGTGCGCTTCGGATCATCCGGATCAGCCGTGATCGAGACAACGTGCCAATCCTTGCGCCCGCGAGTGCAAACCTCATACAGCAAACCAGTCTGCGATGTCGTGTTTCCGGCCGTAATAATCAGGCCATCTTCGCAGCTCGTAAGACCCTGCTCAGCACTCCGCACCATGTTGGGCGGGATGTCGCCTGACTCATCAATCAGGTAGAACGGGTAAACCGAGTGCATACCCGAAAGCGTGCGCCCAATTGCATCCAGGTCTGCCGTCTTTGACCAGCCCTTTGCGCTTAGAAACCAGGTCTCAGGGTGATCCTTCGCAAAGATGCGCTCCTTCTGCCACACGAATGCGGCGCGCAGAAGCGGTGATTCATTCTGCCAGCGAGCCAGTTCCGCCCAAAGATTGTCCTTCAGGTTGTCACTGGTGATTGAGACAGCGGCGCCTTTTGGGTGCTCATTTGGCCGCGAGAAACAAAGCAGCCGGTGCCAACCTATCCATGCGAGAACTGCAGTGTTGTGCGTAACGATGAAGTCATTGGTCAGATAGCAGTGCGAGGGATGTTCTACCTCGATGCACATCGAATCCTCATATCCCGCAGACTCGATGCTTTTGATGTAGCGCGTCATGTAGCGCAGGGACTGTGGACTTCTGGCCGGATCTTTCCATCGCTCTGCTTTGTGTTTCACCCGAAATGGATTGAATGGAAGAACAACGGTAACGCGGTAGCAGTCGCGGCAATCCTTGCGCCCGTCCTCGGTGGTATACCAGCCCTTCTTTACGGTAGCTTTGACCAGCGCCACTCCGCCGAGAGATCGGACCATCCACACCAGATCATCCGCCAATCGCTTCGACGTAGTGGCGTACTCCATATGTCCATCGTCGGCAATGCATCCATCCGTATCCATCAAGCCGCACACCAGATCGCGGCGCTGATCGACTGAGGCATACCGATACCGGTCGGGGATGAATCTCTCGTGACTTCCCTTGTCCATGATTCCGGTTTCCCGAAAAGCCCTGCTCTTCCCAACCAGCGTAACTATTTCTTCTGCATTGCGGCGCGTTTCATATCCTCGCTCTTTTATCTCGATTTCAATCTCTAAATCGGGCTTCATATACGATGGCTTGAGGCGCAAACCATCGCCGATCCAAACGCCTAAGACATAAGGATCTAGCGGCAATAGGGCTTTCGGAAACTGCGCTGCACCCTGTCTGGGTATCTCAAACTGATTTCGCTTCCCGTCGCCTCCCTGGTTGCGCTCGATGATCTGTTCCGTGGTCAAGATGCTGTACCCATCCGGAGGTGTCAAATAATGTCCTTGCGCGATTGCCCTGCGTTCGCGTTCTGGAGTCCAAGAGGGGGATTGGCGCATCTTGAAGTGCCTGCGCTCTGTGCGGCCACGAACCTTCCAAAGGTGCTCATCGGTAACAACCGTGGAACTTCCATCGTCGAACGCTACGCGATAGACCTTAGTCGTACCAAGAGGGTACGTCCGGACAATCTTTGTAGGTGACCCATCTTCAGAAAAAACAAGGTCTCCAGGCACAAGAGAACCCCACAAACGTGGTCCGGTAGGAGTGTCAATCATATCTACCACTCTACCACCCTTACCGGGGCCTGCGCACGCCTTCATTGCTAAGCGCTTACGGCCATCTCGCCCGCATTCCGCCAAGACATCCGCTTGCCACACATCAGGCTCAGCGTGAAAGACTTCACGTACGAAACTTATCGGATCTCTACGCCACTTATGGATTTGATAAGCGGCTTGCTCGATATCGTTCATCGCTCGTCAAACTTGTAGCTGGCAACCACCAGAGATTCCAGCGTCACTTTGCCAGTGTGCTCATGCTCGATCTTTTCCCCATACTTCTTCGGAGCGAGCTGGCCAATATGCTTGCTGATCGTCTGCACAATCAACTGCGAGCGCGCCACGTTGTCGGCTGTGCGAACCTCGGTCCCTTTATCGCTCTCAACCGTCACGGTTCCAATCATTGGAGTCACAGCGTAATGCATTCGCAGGTCTGCGAGCGTGTCGGCCTTCAGTTCTCTCGCGCGCGCGGATTCCTTCTGGAACCATTCATTCTCGCGCAGCCAACGATATATCACTGAAAGACTTGGCGTTCGATCCTTCCATTCAGGCTCATGGCGCATGTCATCGATGATGTGCTCAACACCTTCGATGGATACTGCGAGCCGTTCGCAGATTTCCTCGGCAACCTCTTGATTGAATGGGATTTCAGGTCTCGCCATGCTTTTTCAGTCAGACACACGCCAGCTTTTGGCGGTTTTGGGTTTTCAATTAGCGACAGGTTCAAATCGCGGCTATGCGTGGGTTTGTGAGGCCCCGTCTCCCTTGTTCCAGCGCCCGTTACAGATAGCGCCAACCGCGTTTTCGCTGGGTCCGGTATCGCTACCGGGGAAAGGGTGTCAAGCTGGCAGACATTCGCCTTGATTCACTGCCTAAAACTAACTGGCAAGCAATGCTTACCAGGGTTCATGCTCTTGCTTCGCGCGCGAACTGATGCGCTGCCCAAACCTGCTCCATGCCCGCGTAATGCTGCCGCTCATTGCGCTTGGCCGGCTCGTACAGGATGCCTGGGATCTCGTGATACGGTAGCGGCTCCTCACGCAATAGTGCGCGGTTATTGCGCTCCGCGATGGATTCCTTCAAGTCCAGACTGCGGACGGTTTTCCCCTCTTCGACCCAAGCGATGGCGCAGGCGTCGAAGGCTTTCTGCAGTTGTGAGGGTCTATACCAGTAACCATTGGTGATGTTCTGCACGCGGCGTGGTGAGCTCATGAAGGCAGTAAGGTCCTTGGTTGTATCAGGGAATCCGGAGAACTCCGGCGAGTGGAGCAACGGGGGGACTACAGATGCATCATGAATGGTGCAGCGGGTGTGCGTCAAGAAAATTATTGTGCGGAATACAAAAGGCCACCCTTTTTGCGAGTGGCCTTTCACCTGGGATAAGTGGAAGCGGGGCGCCGGAAGGAAGATTGTCGAGGTCTTTAGACTGCCGGTCAGATTGGGGTCGTTACACCCCGCTTGAAAATAAGTATGGCACAGAACCGGACTTCCTGTATGCTAAATCACGTCGAGGTTCCATTTAGACTGCAAGCCGTGAGCAAGTGATCCCGCGGCAGGGAATTGCATACAGGGTCAGGAGCAATCCACTTCCCAACAACAATCTGAGCTGCTGGGCTGCAAATAGTGTTGAGGGCCGGACACGGACTTCAGGCGGAATTTGCTGACCGCGAAACGTCGGGAGACGTGTCAATCATGCCCTCTAGCCTGTGCGGAGCCGGGAAACCTAAGCCGCAGGTGGTCACGCCGTGAGGGGAGAAATCTTGGAGACTTTCGGAGTCCTGTGAAAGCAGGCGGATAACCGAATGGATGCAGATTCCAGTGCTCAGAGGTTGATAATGCGGAGGGCTTCCGGGGCCTGCTTTGGAGAGGAACTGTTTCAAATTCACACCTCTTCAATCTCAATTCCATGCACATGTCGCATGAGGCGCTTTTTGATGCGATAGACTTCAGTTTTGTGTCCCTTCACATCTAAAACGACAGGTACCCATATATTTTCCCGATTTTCCTCAAAAGTGAAGTCGGCGCGGTAGGTAATCGCCCGCTGCCCCTTCTCGAAGGCTGGAACCAGGTCGAATGGGACCTGCTCGCGCAAGTTCCTGATCTTGCCGGCCGCGGCGAGCGCATGGAACTTCATGGCCCAGTTCATTTCCTTGATTGAGTCGTAAGTGCGGCCGTTCCAGGTGCGCAGTTCCTTCGGCTTGCGGGCATAGCGTGCGTTACCCATGTTGGCGAGGCGACTCCGATCTCAGCGACTGGGCTGCCAATGCAAAGTTGACCATGACGCGAAATGCATCCTCGGTCGCATAGGGGTTATCGAGCATATTCTGCATCACGCGCCTGAAGGAGATGCCCTTCTTGGCGAGAATGCGGCGCCGTTCAATGGCGATCTCCACCGCCGTCTCCGGGCTCATATCGCGCTTGATCCATTCGCTGCTGAAGCCGGGTTTCGCCCAGTGCTCGGG